TTAACGCTTGAACAGACGATAGATACTTACACCTACATCAAGAGCCACAGTAGCTCGATCTAGGGCTTTCTCAACCTTATCCTTACCTTTGTATACCTTAGTGCTACTAACCGCCTTAGCGACGCTTAGAGCCTTAGACACACCGCTCGCTAACTTAGGTACATCTACATTAGCAACAATAACTTTAATACTTGACATTTGATTTCTCCTTTAGTGCTTTTAGTAATGCTAGGATAGATTGTGCATCTTTAATCCTAGCGTTGATAGTTTCTAACTTCTTAGTAACTGCTTCTTTATCGATCATCGTTTGAACCTCCCATGATAACGCTTACGAGACCCTTTAGAGTTATCCCAACCATCGTGGGTATACCCCATAGGGTTACGCAAGAACTCTTGATGAGCAGCCTCCTGACGCAATACAGCAGCCTTTTCTTCATCTTTAGCTAGAAACGCCTTTAGAACTTCCACCACACGTTGTACACAGTCAGCTCGGTCATCATGGACTAAACTATTGCGATCATACGTAATGTTCCCTAATTGATAGAAAGCAGAGAATTGCATACGCTTCTCAGATGGATGTTGTAAGCAATGATTCCAATCGTCTTGAATAGCTTGAGTAGATACTACAAGTTTATGGCGACGAGTCAAAGGTGAGATCGTATCAATGATTCGACGTTCCTTTTGACCTACCACATAATACTCGGTGATACCAATACCACTAAGGGCAGTGTGTACTTCTTTGTAACTCATACCTAGCTGATTCTTAAACTCATCAATTGCAGGGTTTGAAGTTAAAGCGTGAAGCTTCAGCTTATCTAACTGTGCTAGGAATAACATAGCAACAGTACCATGACCCATGTTCTTCTCAATGTCGAGTAACTTAACGTTATGCTCAATCATCTTCTGCAACACGGAGTTCATATTCTTTTCAGTCATACCACCTGCGAACCCACCTACTGAAAGTAAATAGATATACGATGTAGTAGCACCACCAATAGCATAAGACAATTCATCACCACCTGAACCCGCAGGGTCAAGTGTCATCACCTTATGTAGAAATGGTACGAATACATCGGATACAGCAGCAGCATGGTACATACGGAAGTCTTTAGTAGCTTCAGTATTTTCCTTGAATAACTTATTAGGGTCTGCGACGTACTGTAGTGACTCAGGCACTTCGTCTTTACCTACGCCTAGTACAATCATATCAGAAAGTTTAATCTTCGTTCTGAGGGCATCTGAGAGCGTTGTATCGAGCATGTACTGTAATGAGAAACCCTCATCACCATACTCAAGTTCTTTCTCTTGTAAGATTTCCTCATTGATATGTGCAGGGTCAGTAGGCTTACCACGTTGACCAGTAACACCACCACCTACTTGTAAGTCAGGGTTTTCGATTAATGCACGATGAATCATAGGTGCAATCGTCACACCTGCTCCATAGCGTTCGAGTTCTTCATCGGTAGGGTAACGACCACACCAAACACGAACGTCGTAACCACGAGCAGGGAGAGAGCGATACACAGAGTCTTTAGTCTGCGGTGTACCTAAATACATAATCTCACCTGAGATACAGATAGCAGCGAACTCTTTAGTAAGTAGCAATAGCTTCTCACGCTCAGTCTGAGTCATAGAGTTACGTTGAGTCTCAATATCATCGGCTAGAATAAAGTCTGCACGCATACCCTGTAAGTTAGCTGTAATACCAACACAAGATACAGACGCAGACTTATCAATACCTTTTAGGCTGTAGTGTACGTCGAACGCACTAGCCGAAGTTCTATCACCTTTGGACGCATCAGGGCGTAACCAACAGAGGATAGACCAGTTATTAATAATTCGGATAATAAGCAATGCAACATCAGATGCCTGCTTCTCACCACCTGACACAATAAGTGTACGGGCAGTCGGGTTTATGATAAGAAGCCAAATACAGTACAAAGCAGCTAGGGTCGATTTAGCTTGACCACGCTGAGCTTGAATCATACGCTTAGCTTGCCCATGCTGCATGAACTCTGCAATGTCTTCTTGAATCATAGATAGCTTAAAGCCAAGGTATCGCATACCCAACTCAGCGAACTCTTTAAAGTTCTTGAATGTGGCAGCGAACATCATTGATAATTCCTCACGTTCCTCTAAAGGAATAGCTTGAGGGTTATCGTTGTACTTCTTACATTTAGGCATCAGTAAGTCTAAACGTCGAAGCGTTTGCTGTTGGATACACGACATATTGAACTCCTTAACTTAGGTACGCAGCAAGTGCTGCATCGTTTTCATTGACCTTAACAATTGATTTAGCTTTCTGTTCACGAGCTAAACGTAAGTCTTCAGTGAACTCATTAGCCAGTTCAGCCATGTGTTCTACGTCAGGTGTAGCTGTGATGTTGTTCTTATCCAAGAACGATACGAATACCTGAAGCTCAGATGCAGCCAAAGGAATAAAGAATGTAGGAATCTCATCACCAGTTTCCTCGTCGTATTGCGGTTCAGCATCCTCATCAGGGAATGCAGACTGAATACGCATAAGCATATAACGAGCAACAGCTTCATGTAGCGCATTTAACGTGCTTACGCTTGCACTCTGTACTTTCTTAGTCATTAATCTACTCCTATGATACGACGCATATCTTCAATCAGTGGGTAGTCGTCCTCGGTTGCGAAGTATGGTAATCCATTATCCTTACGCATACGTGCATGTTGGATAGCCTTACGGATAATACCTTGAGGTATGTCATCACCATCCCGCATAGCCTGTAACTGCTTAATCTCCGAGAGTTCTAACATTGGTGTAATAGTAGGTATATCTACCTCTACCCCGTCAAACTCTACACCAATACTATACTCAGTCATAACACTACCATCAGTATTACTAATCTCACCTAAGAAACCACGTCCTTTAGGTGTACCATCATGACGTAAACCGTAATCCATACTAACTCCGTAATGCTTTCTCGAATACAATAGCATGTTGTGCGATCTCAGCAGCACGATCTGTACCATTGATGATGTTACGAGCAGCAATGTATTGCGCTAAGTTATAACGACTCACAGGACGCTTACGACGGAAACCTACACCAGTGAATGAACCATTAAGCATACCATGTGTCATGATCTTAGTAGACACCTCAGCATCTAGTGCTAAGTCAGGATTCTTAATTAAGTCTTTACCAGTAATCGTACTGAAGAACTTATAGTTAGCTCGACCAGTGATCTGAACATAACCACGCCCTTTATACAGTTGACCATCACCATCGGCTTCAGGTGTATTACCCAAACGTACTGCTAGTTTACCAGTATCATATTTTGATAAGTATTTATCCGAACCCCGCTCTGCGATAGGTTGGAATGTCTTATCAGTTTCAACATATACAGTAGCCAAACCGTAGGCAGCTTCAGGATAGGTAAAACCCGCTTGCTTCATTTTTGAAACAAGGAAGTTTAAACCATCAACCTGAGACTGACTTAATTTACCGTAGATACTGCGTAAGTAGTCAAAACTATTCCGAGTTAGAATCATCTTTACTACCTCCCAATTTATTCTCAATCTTATCGACTGTACGTACAGTCCCGTACCACCCAATAGCACCCGCTACTAAACTACCGCCACCTGATACTGCGAAGTTATCAGGGGCAATACCAAAGAACGTAGCTACCAATGATAAGGCAGTACCTGCAATCATAGCGAATACACCGCATAATATTGCCTCACGATGTTTACGTTCACCTTTTAATACAGCGACGATATAGGCTGTTAAACCCATACCGACTACCATTTTATCTAGCTCTGACCAAATGTAGATCAGTGCCATGTAGACCTGATCTACAATGTTCATATTATTCCTCCTATTAACCTGTAACCTGCCGACGTACTGTAGCAGTCACATTTGATAAAGCATACGCAGGTGCTTGAATACGTAGTATCAAATCACGACCCGAACTACCCCCATGAACAACGGTAGCAGTAACACCGCCCGAGTCCCCTGTACCTTGACCAGTCGCACGTAAAGAGTACATTGTATGTAAACTATAACGTGTCAGCGTCTTAGCACTTGTACGGTGTGCTGCTACAGCAAACTTAGAAGCAAAGCCCAAGTTAGATGCTGCACTATCAGCACTGATAGTTACCTCAATATTAGCAGTCGAGCTAGCATCTGAATCTGCCCATAAAATGTACTCAATGATACCGCTAGCAACCACAGAGCCTAAATCTACTAATCGCTCATCAATATAACATGATGAATTATCCCGTGAAGTACGTGTAACACCTGTAGCGTTGGTGAAACTTAACGACTTAACAGTAAACCCTAAACTGGTAACTGTTGGGAAAGCCCATGTGTTTAGGTTCACTAAACTATGGAAGTTAGGTGTAAATAGTGTATGCGGTGACTGATAGTATGCAGGTACTTGTTTATTGATAACAGTCTTACCTAAGTAAACGTTCTCCTTAAAACCTACACCTGTGAAGCTATTACGATAATGGTCGTTGTATAACTCCACATCACACGCTTCAGTCACACAGTTCATAAGGCGGTTAAGTTGCCCTTTACCGTGTAAGATAAATACACCATTAGTAAGTGCTACATTGTCAGGATTCAGGGGTAACCCTAGAATAGCACCAAAAGTGTTGTTAGTCGGTGTAGCACCACAACCCTCACCATCCCACGTTGTAAAGCGGTTAGTATCTCCCGACTTACACCACAGACCAACCTTACTACGGTTAGATCGAATATTAGAGAACGTGTTACGGTTGTTATTAGCCTGAGTGGGCGAACTGTCATACTTACCACCACGCATCTCCACATCAATACCACACTCAATAAAGTGGATATTATTTACACGGTTATAATGGTTACCGTATGCAGCAGCGAACAACATACCCGTACCAACACCTTTAAACTGAAGCTCAGACCACTGCGACATATAAACCGCAGAGTTCTCCGCACTAGATGCTGATTGCCCTAAGTAGAAACCGATGGTACTACTAGAGATACAGAAATTACGGAAAATCTGATAACAGCCATGTACGTTAAATACAGCTTCGTCACGGTTAACATCATCATAGGCTTCATAATCCTCTGAACCATCAACCTTAAATATACGTGTGGCTAAACGTTTATCCGAACGTGTGAATACAGTGTGTGTACCATCTCCGATTAAACTGCAACCCGAATCCACTCGGTTAGGACTACCACTGTGAGGTGTACGCGCAGGGCGGTTAAATACATAAGTACCACGCGGTGCGTAGATACACTTACGTAAACCTAAGCAGTAATCTGTAACTAACCAATCAATACTATCAGTTAAAGCTGTTGCATTTGGGAATACCATTTGGATAGCTAATAGATTACTAAAACGTCCCGATGTAACCCACTCCTGTAAGGTATGCAGAGTACCATCTCCGATAGCACCGTAGTCTTTGATATTAATGCGATCTAGTATAGACGGGATAGTACCGCGACCCCAAACAGCGGGTAGCTTGGTAGTAACACCTAACACATCGTTAATATCTTGTTGGGTTAAACCTGTACGATCAATAACATTACTAGCACTTCGAGATTGGGACGCAGCTTCCTCCGCAGCTTCAGCAGCCTCCTTAGCAGCTTGAGACGCTGCATCAGCCTGTGCTAAAGCATCTTCAAGACCTTTAACCAATGGCATAACATCGGAATACAGCTTATCAAAACCATCACGGGTTTCTTGTTGAGAGTGTAAAATCTGCTCAAAGTTTGCGTCCATATTAGCACCGACAAACTTAGCACCCGCACTAAAGATATGAAAGGACTTATCAATATTAGTTTCACGTTGTAGACGTACAATGCCTGATGTGACAGCAGGTTCAAGTGCAATGACTAGAGCATTCTTACGGAAGACGGTGTAACCCGCCTCCGTAGCTATTACATCATTTACAAGTACGTTAATTGTATCTGATTGTTCCCCGTAATCCTTGAAGCCAATTGCGAAGTCTGTAGTTGGGGACTCGACCACATGCTCCGTATATGATAGTTTCTCATTAAACGACATAATTAATCCTCTATAGCTGAAATGAATAAATCCAAACCTGTTAAACTACCCAAAGGTGTAGCATTCTTAATTGACCGTAAATCAAGGTCACCTGACATAGCTTTCTGCCCTAATGTCATTGCATTAGATACAGGTGCTAACGCAGCACTGTTACTGTTTAAACCGCCATTCATGATGATCTCTAACGGGTACGAGAAAGTACCTAGCATACTCAAAGCGTTAACCGAAGTCTTAGCCAAGTCTTCTTCAGGCTCTTTACCATTCTTAATGTTCTTAGCCATACCAATCAATGCAGCAGTTGGGAACTGTACAGCAGCTAATAAAGCCACACCCGCAGCACCATCACGTTGATAAGTATTACGAAGTACCTTTTGTTGCATAGCGAAAGCAAAGGACATGAACGGGAAGATGATCTTACCCACAGAACTATGTTCCATGAATGCAGGGATTTCACCTGAACGAATAGTATGCGCTAAGTTATCAGCCTCATAAAACACTTTCTGTTCCATAGCCATACGTACATCATTCGACCACATATCAATATTAGTACCATGAGCTTTGTGTTCCTTGATTACAGCCTCCGTTAATTCATCAGACATTTTCAAGGTTTCTTTCATGTACTTAATATCTTTAGCTGAGCCTTTAGCTGCGTTCTTAAATGCAGTAGTGACAACACCACCGATCATACCAATCTGCATACGTTTAACGTACTCAGACAAGTTCATGAATCGAGTAGCCTGACCGTAATAAGCTGTAGCCTCATGAATACCAGTAGTAACCTCAAAGTCATCAGCATAACGAGTCGTGATGTTTCTCCATCGACCATCGGTACTTAATAGACCAGTCAATACATCATATAAATCGTTAGCTTCATTCTTAGATAGTTTCTTCATAGGATTCACAATGTTCTTCAGACCTTTCATGATCTCAGGCAATGTACGTACTAATCCCATCTTAGCAACCTGAGTCGCCATATCTACCACGTTATATAAACCTGAATTAGATAGGAATGTAGCACCTGCCACAGTGTTCAATGAACGGATAGTCTCAGGAACAGCCTCACCCATAGGATGACCTAAAGCCTGCGCTCGGACGTTCTGTAAGAAACGCTTAGCGGTTGCAATGTCAACGTCTGCGGGTAAATCTTTCATGATACCTTGAAGTATATTGTCAAGGTCAGCAGTGGTCTTAATACCATACTGAGCAAGCCCAATACGTTTAGACATAGTACGTGTGTAATCAGTTAAGTTCATGTAGGCGTTACCGTCTACAAGATCACCTAAGCTATACTCACCACCATCTTTACCTACGAACTTCATATTCCAATCCCAAGATAGACGTTTACGGAATTGCTTAGCAACACCCGTACCTGCATCCTGAGTACCTTTATAGATAGTATCAGCGATCTTATTTAAGTTCTCATCATCAACACCTGATTTACGAAGTAACGTAATCATCTGATCTTTGGTAAGACCTGCTGTTTGTACTTCAGATAAACCTAGTGCTAGTTTCTGTTGATTCTCAAAGAAGTTCTGACCTAACTGTTTAGCAGTCAATTGGAACTTACGCTCGACAGTCTTAGTACCTGCCTTAGTTACGATCTTCATAGCTTGCTGCATTTCAGGGTACATACGCATGATCTGTTTACCTAAGAAGTTATATAACTGATCTTCGGAAACTTGACCTGCTTTAATTAAGTTGTTCATACGCTCATAACTGTGTTTAACAGGCATGTAAGTAGCACGGGAATGTAATGCAGCAGCATCATCTAAGTTCTCTAGCAACCCTGCTTGTTTAGCTCGGCTCAATGCAGTCTCAGCAAAGCCTGAATCTACATACGCCTTTTGAATAGCTTTGATCTCATCTGCAACATTAGACTCATCAATCATTTGATGAATCATTTTCTTATCTACAGGTTGTCCTGAGTTCATTTTCCACAGTATGTCCTGATCTAAGCGTTGCATTGCTTGACCGAATTGTTCAGTAACTTGGTACTGGGCAACTGTATGATCTTTACGACCAAAGAAGCGGTTAGGACTTGTACCATACATCTTCATAGCTGCATCATTGATAGCGTCCTCAACACCAACCAATTTAGCTTCAAGTGTTGCTTGTACTGGTGCAGTAGCATAAGGAGCATTATCACCTTGCGTTCTAGGAGCTGCTAGAATCTTATTAGCGGGATGATTTGCATCCCCCTTAGTAAGATACCACATGTAGTCTCCCGACGACTGTAGAGCAGCTACAACCTTGTTCTGAACAGCCCAATCAGGTACTGCTAATTTAGAGGTATCAATCGGTTGTGAGATAGGCATTTTAATATCATGCCCTAGTACGTTAGTTGTACCTGCACTACCTACACGGTTAGCAGTATCAGTTGTCTCTTGAGCAATAGCTTTTAACTCAGTATCTACCATTTGATCTAAAGCTGTACCAGTAGTACGGGCTTCATATTTGATAGGTGAGAATAAACCCACTAAACCGAATGTCAAACTATCTAAGTTACGTTCTGATTGAGTACGTGTAGACCCATCTTCTAATAATTGGTTAAGACCGTAAGCACCACCACCTAGAGCAGCAGCTTGCATACCACGTTGAGTCAAGCGACCTAACTTAGCAGCGCCTCCAATCTGCCCCACAGCAGGTGCGAATGCTAAAGGTAAATCAACATCCACTACGGATGCAATAGTACCTGCAATCGGATGGGCAGCTAAAATCTCGTTGTCATCACGACGATCTAAAATACGTTGTTGACGGAATTGCATATCCTCATAGCTACGTGCGCCATGAATATAAGCTACTTCATCTCGGTTACGTTCACCATGAGCTTCAAAGAACTCTTGTGCATCCGCATCCGAATTATAATAAATATCACGTTCAAATTTAAAGTCTTCATAAATAGCATTACCCCAGTCTCTTGCTGTAGGTGCAACTACTTGTGCGACTTTCCATAATGCAGGTTGTTCAGGTAGTACCTCATCTTGGAGTTCCTCACCCGTCACTGCTAAATCTTGTTCAGTTGCCTGTCCTAATTGTTGATAGGTACTAGGACGAATACCCTCACCCGCAGTCGGTGCTGCGTGGTCAGGGATAGCAGGTTGTACAGATGGAAGAACTTGAATGTCCTTATTAATACCTACTTGATTAGCCATTTATACAACCTCCTAATAATTAAAGTTTACCCATTGCTAAGTAGTAATCACGAAGCATGTTACGACGCGCAACGTTACGACGGTGACCATCACCCGCGTGTGTGTATGCAGACGACTTACGCATTTTAGCTAGTGCTTGGTTATACGTAGGTGCTGACATAATATCACGGATGGTATTATAGTTACCGTTGTGCCATTTGTAATCCGCAAGTAGTAGCTGTGCTGAAATGAATTGTGGATTGTACGGTTTATTGGTAGCTACTGGGATACCTAAACGCTTAGCCTCTAACTGCTGATCTTTCATATTATTAGACATGAACTCAGCCTGTAGATTAAGCAAAGCTTGTGGGTTACCCTGTGCAGCTTGGAAACGTGCTTTCCATTTAGGATGTGCATATAGGTTAACACCGTTACCGATGATCAAACCGTCATTGTCTGTACCAGTACCTTTAACAACACCTATAGTAGGTTTGAACCCCTCATAGTTATTGAGGAAACCCTGCCATGCTGTAGCTAGCTGTACGTTACCATTAAACGGTACAGATGCTAACGTAGGGATTTTAGCCTGTGTCTTAGTACCATTAGGTAATGAGATAACAGTCTGACCTAGTGAGCCTGCTGTGTTCAATGTGTACGACTTAGACTCTTTACGCCACTTAGCCATATCCTCTTTGTAGTTAGCTGTACTACCAAGTGTATCACTAACACCTTTACTACTGAATGCAGTACCGATAGTTTCAAATGTGCTAGTGTGCTTCTTGTATTTAGCTTGGTCAGCATCATAAGCTTTCTTCATTAAGTTAACGAATTGGCTCTGATTATAAACCTCACCTTGGAATGCATCACCTTGCTTATCCTTTAATAACTTACCATTCTTATCGAACGGTTGGACAATTACATAGCGACCTGTACGATCTGTATGAATCAACACGTTATCAGGAGAACTATTTGCAGACTTAGCCACAGTACGACGAAGCTCATCAGTTGCATGACCAATATAATCAGCCGACAACTTAACACCCTTATGAGTGATGTTATGGTAAACCTTAGACGCACCTGCTGTAAATAAAGCATCGTTGTAACCCGCAGGGGATTTAACGTGCATACCTAAAGCCGTAGCATTAGCTACAAGTAGTTCGGGATTAGCAGATGTAGAACCATTAGCAAGAGCATGTTTAGAGTCTGAATAGACCATCTCCATATTCTTCATATATGAACCACGTACATCCTCAGAGATACCACTAAGTAAACGTGAACCACCACCTACACCACGACCAAACCATTTGTTACCACCTACGTTATCCCAGTTCATAGCCTGAATAGCCTCAGACACGTTCTTTTGACGTTGGTTAGTTTGAACAGGGTTACGTAGAGCTTCAGCACTAGCGTTCATATTAGCATTACCTGCGAACATCTCCATAACAGTACCACGGTAATCTTCAGGTACACCTGCAAGTAATTGCTCAGCCAAAGGAGAACCTTGAGCTTTCAATTGCATGTAAGTAGCTTTCAGACTATCATACGCTTTAACAGCATTCTGATAATGTGGTTGTTTAGCAGCTTGGTCTTGAGGTAGCGATAAGAAACTCACGAATTGACTTGATAGTTGCTGTGTACCGTTACGCATAAGCGACGGTAAGTTCTCACCATTAGGGTCACCACGTAAAGCGTGGGCAACCTTAGCAGAACCCGCAGCAACAGGGTCACCATTGTTAATACCATCATAGTAATTACTGATATGACCACTATAGCTATCCTCACCACCTTTACCAAGTGCAGCATACTCCATCATAGAGACACCGCCCTTAACTAGCTGTGCAGGGTCTAGTTCAGCCTGTAATAACTTATTGTATTGAGTTTCCCCAAAGGAGAATAAGTTATCTCGTAGTTGTGCAGCCTTAGCAGGTGTAAGTAAACCTTGGGCTTCTTTACGGTTAATCTCTGTTAACTGTGATTGTACGAAGTCGTGACTGTACTCTGCATTACCACGTTGAATATTCCACATACCCTCTTTCATAGAGTTCTCTAATTGGATACCGTTGTTCTCAAGAATCTGTGAACGGATACCATTAGCATTACTTTGTAAATCGACAACAGTGGACATACTCACGATACCACCTTGAACAGCTACATCTAATGTGTTATTCAAAGTGTTTACGAATGCAGCAGCATCAGGACTAGACGGGTCGATCTGACCTGCCCAATACTTGAACATAGTCTGTACTTCAGACTGTGCAGCTTGCATAGCTTCTTTAGGGTCAATACCCACGTTACTAGCAATCTTAGCAGCAAATGCTTTCTGTACATGAGCCTCAAGTAATTCCGTAATCTGTGCAGGTGTATGATTCTGCTCAGTCAGTAACTTATACGTGTTTGCAGTACGAGTCTGAGAATCAAACTGTTCACGTTGTAAAGCCACTTCATTAATTGTTTTGGAAATAAGAGTTTGATATGCAGTGTTCTCTTTGAGACCTGCATTATACAACACCTCTTTTAAATCTGATTGTAGCTGACTATCATGGACAGCGTTAGTATAACCAGTGAGATACTGTTTACCTGCATCGAAGATTTCCTCAGCAGACTTACCATCACGAGCCATTTGAGTTACAGTATCACGGAATAACTGTTGTTGTTCAGCCTGTGTAGATGTAACCTTTTGGAACTCTTTACCTTGGTTATAGTTGTGAGAGTCAATAATAGACACATCACGTTGTACACCGTTTAACTCATCATTACGACCTAACGCAATATAATGGTCTCGGTTTTCTTTCTGATACTCGTCGAATCCCGCTTTAACTTGCGGGAGTAATTCTGTTAGGAATGAGCTAAGCCCACTACGTTCTACAGGACGATCAATCGCTTGAAGTCGAGATACTTCGGGTGTAATTAAGTCGGGTTGTTGAACCATAGTAGGCATGTATAAACTCCTATATTAAGCTAATGAACTACCACCAGTTAAACCACTGGCTGAGCCACCTTTACCAAACGAACCAAAATCAGATAGACCGCCTAAGCCACCACCTGACACGCCTTGAGTTGTTGTAGAACCACCACCCCACAAGTTACCCATTGCGTTATTGAAACTACCACCGTATTGCTTGTACATATCTAAACCTGATTTAGTGAGTGCGCCTAAGTCCATAGTACGCTGATCACCTTTGGTTCGACGTAAGCCTGCTAATGCAGAGTTCACTGTACCCTCAACACCAATGTTGTAGTTATCAATACCTGTTTCATAGTTAAACCATGTTTGTGCAATAGCCTGATCTGTTTGAAAGGCTAATGTATTCTTTAGAGCATCCGCAGAAGCACCCACCACATCATTAGCGCCATATTGGGCGTTATATGAACTTGTAGTAACTGTCTGTTGATCTCGATAAGCTGCGAGAGCCTGTGCTGTGCGCATGTTCTCTACATTCTGTACACGACGCATATCGAACAAAGACGAGATAGCATTTTTAACTACCTCGTTATTATATTTCTCACGGGCAATCTTCTCGTAGTCAGGTGTATTATAACCTAGAGCGAAGCCACCGATACCACCGATGACCGCACCCCACATACCACCAACTTGACCACCCATCCCCTGTGTGCCTTGCATACCAGTAGATAAACCTGCCTGCATATTGCCTGCCATGTTAAATCCTCCGATGCTTCTGATTCAACCTTAATAAGTAGTTGCAGTTAGTAAGGTTTAAATCTGTTGTACCTACAGTCTCTACAGAACACTGTGTAGACGTTAAACGAGTACGACACGGGATAGATACCTGACCGATACTATTAACCCATGTATATCCTAAATCAGCCTCAGACCACGTTAAAGCAGTATCAAGCTCATTGTAGTATGAGTCACCCATAGTATCCTTTACGGACACTTTAAACGTACCTGTGTTCTTAAATTCCATGTCTAGGCGTACTACCGTACTCTTAGCCCCTGCCACGACCTTACCGTTCTCATCCTTAATAAAAGGAGGTGTCAAAGTAAACTCACTTGTGAAGCGTACACCAACATAGATAACACCATCATAAGGACATGTAACATTACCCTCATCATCATACGAGAACTCAATCTCTTGGTGGCGCAGATAACGGTCATTATATATAGATGCAGCTAACTCCATATCATCAGGTTTCATCTCAAGTAAATACTCAGGTAAAACACCAACACCGTTCTCAATGGTCACATAACCATACAAGTCAAGGAATGGGATAGGTTTATCATCTAATTGGTTTAACTGTACGTTCTGAGTACCGATGACTAAGTTACCCTGCCCATCATCCATGAACACGATTAAGTATTCTTGAATGAACTGAGCGTATACAACAGGTAATGGGTACTCCCATTTATGGAAGCTCATCAGAGGGCGATCTTCACCAACCCATAAGAACTGATTAACCAATACATCACGGGAGTCTGAACTCATCACTACCATGTTGTTAGTAGTAGATGCAGCAATACATGTACAAACACCTGTAGCGTACAGTGGTACATGATCAGTTAAATTCTGATTGTAATACTGTGCGTCGGTATATGTGTTGGGAATAAACTCACCTACTTGATAATAATCTGCCCCACGTTGATACGTGTAATACAAACTTCTAGCTACAACTTGGGGTTCAGCAGCTAGTGACAAATCTACTTTTGTACTCGGATAGATCACCGCAGATTTAGGTGTGAGTACAGTCGAGTTAGCAGGGATCACTGCTTGCTGTGTCTGTGCAATTAACACCAAGTCCTTATTATAAGGCACACAGTATTCAAACTGTGCAGAGCTAAGTGCAGAACTAGAAACCTCAATAGCATCATCATCTAACAGTTCAGTAACCGTAGTACGCATGAATTGGTTGAAGTAACGCGTCTGACTCATATTGACGTATGAACCACTCAATAATACTAGACGGGATTGGTAGCTACCAATACCTGTCAAACCGTACCCAATGAATTTAGGGTCAGGGTTATTATCGTCATCACCTGCCTCACGAGGTTTAATACCTAACGGTACAAGCTTCACAGTATCAGCAGCATCAAGATACCAATACATAGGCTCATTGATAAGTTTATAGTTAGGCTCATAAACACCAGTCTCAGCCCAACGTAATGCACCATGATCGAATTTGTAGTATGCAGAGTTACCTACGTTACCTACAGCCATGATATAACCATCAAGTACCGATGGTAGTGTACCCAGTAACTCAGCCTTATTCACAACACGGGATGCACCTGACTTAACAACATAAGTAACACCAGTAGTAGAGTCCACAACTGTAGTACCAGTTTGCGTCTTATCCTTTACCTCAAACGCTACAGTTATACCTGTACGGTGTACATTAAACACCGCTGCAAAAGTAGTATCTTGAGAGAATAAATCCGCAAGACCACGAGCGATATTTTCCTGACTTGCCTCAGCAGCATTGTCGCTAGATGCAGTAACCGTCTTAGTTATAGTACCAATAGAGGGGTGAGTTACAGATATAGTAAATACTTTACTAAACGCTGTAGACACAATGCTGAAGTACCCGTAGTGCTTAGGATTCTTACCCGCCTCAGCTTCGAGCTGTTTGGTAGGGATTAACTCAGTATTTAGAATGAAGAAATTATCCTTAGATACTGTAGTACGAATACTAGATTTACTACGAGCTTTAAAATAATCATTTTGAATAGTTGACTTTAGTCCACCATCAAAAGTGTATACACTTAATGAACCTTTAGCTGTATCAATAACGGTAATATAAGTATCACCTAGAATCTCGGTCATGCGAATATAACTACTCTTGTCCAAGTCTTCTAATACAGCATGTAATTTAATACCACCACGACGACGTAATGCAGTAACAGGGTCAGACAGCATATTAAGCTGTGAACCTAATTGTCCGTCTGCACGTTCTTGTGGGGTCTGTTGCGATACACCTTGTAATAAGGATTTATACGTACCCTCACGTACTGCCATTGCTCACCTCCTAGCGGTGTCGTAACCGATTATACGAACTGAACTGTCGCGCCGTCCGTTTACTGTTATACTTCCGTTGACGTAAATTGAGTTCCTTAAAAGAAATCAAGTTATCGTTTGCATAATTGTTTAGAATCTGAAGTACATCCTCAGCACCAAGATCAGCAGTATATACCTCAATAGCAGCTTTATATGTTACATATAATGCAGCAGTTTCAGGTAACTTCTCAAAAGGTACATTACGTACAATCTTAACTTCTAACGGTTTAGAGAAATATCGTGAACCCTCATCAAGATTGAAGAAACGCTCACCATCTAACGTAACACTGATATTCTTACCATACGCTTCTAACGTATCTTCAGGCACATCAATGAAACCTTGTTGGTTAGGGAGTAACTTTAGATGTAGTTCATTAAACCACCAACCAGTAGTCAACAATGTTACTTGCTGACGCTTGATAGCAGCTTGGATTAAATCTACAGATGGATGCTTTGCACCCTCAATACGTGTAACTACGTGTTCACCCATATAAGGTAATACAGTATTTACAGCTTCTAACATATCCATATTATACCTCCTATGGTTGATTCACTTTAAGATATAATCACCACAATACGACCACTTGGGATTTACGTTGCTTGGATTATATCTTAAAGTAAACCCTTTCGAGTTTACGGTGTTGGTGTAGTGTTAGTTTTGATAACAGCTACGTCAGCCTTAACAGCGGTAACGTCTGCCTGTATAGCAGTGGTATCTGTTTTAACGCCACTGATAGCGGTAAGTACAGAGGTGAAGTCAACACTCACCTCATTAGTACCTTGAAGATCAGCAGCATTAATCGTTTTGATTAACGCCATGATTACTCTCCCGTCTTAGCCTTAGCAACAGGTTTTGCTACAGGTGCTTCTACTGGTGTAGGGGCAATACCTTGTGCAGCTACAAGAGCTAGTAATGCTTGAACCTGACCCTCTAACGCAGCTACCTTATCATTTGCTTGTCCTACCAAAGAAAAAGCTTTATCTGATAAAGTTAAAGGTTTACCTGAGATAGCACTGGATACAATTGTCTCGCCTAGTTTAGCCATGTTATTTTACTCCTAAAATTGAATGGAGAGCCGAAGCCCTCCGTGTTATGATTAAGGTGTACGAGTGATCAACGCAACACCAACAGTATCAGCACGACGAATATCAACGGTGAACATAGTGAAGCAGTCCAACACGTTACACATCTCAGCTTTATCTTTCCAAAAGTCAGATACGAAAGCCTGTGCAGTTACAGTGACTAGAGACAGCGCTTTAGAGAAAATGATCATCTCACCTTTCACATCATCCGCAGTCACATCAAACGCGTTACCGTTGGTCTCCGTAGACAAGATATGGTTAGTACCCACAGTCTTAGGAAACGCAGTCATCTGTACGATAGGTAGACCGTTAACCTCAACGATACGACGACCTGCGAAGTCACCGTTAGAAGCTACGTAGTCTTTGTTGATCAATTTAGGGTGATGTAAAAGCTCACCAAACACTTTAGGAGTTACCGCAGTGATCATGTCCATTAAAGGTACATGACGGTTAGTAAGTTCCTCTACAAGCACACCGTGAGCATATACAAGAGCTTCAGCGTTAGCTTCAAGATCAGCAGTAGTAGTCGCAGCTTTCAAAGCAACCTCTACATGCATACCATCTTTAAACGACACTGCTAAGTGTGCAGGTGCTACCCAGTTACGGGCTTTGATCAGACGGATTAAGTGCGCCTCATCGTATGCTAGACCAAACTCAGTACCGTTGTCACGACCAATATCGGTCAAGAAGTCAGGTGCAGTCCAATCGTCCATCCAATCGATAGGGTTACGAATGTACATCATACACTCGACTGTGATGTTCATTTTATCTGAAGTCACACGCTGAGACTCGATTGCCTCACCCGCTTTACGACCCTTAACCTTTGAACCGTTCAAACGGTCAAGACGGATAGTATTAGAACGTGATTCAGTAGAACGCTGAGCAGACAAACCTTGGAAGATTTGAGTGTATTGGAAACGTGAATCTACAATACCTGTATAAAGTTCTAAGTGATCGTCTTTATCTGAGTTCGCACCACTCCAATGTGAGCGAGTTGTATTCGGTTGATAAGTAGTACCTTGAGCCATGATTAAATTCTCCTAATATTAAAGACCGTTATTACGACCTAGTTTACGTGCATCACGAAGTAAAGTTAACTTGTGTGCGTACTCGCCCTGCTCAAATGAACGGTTACCCGCTTCACGTTCTAGGGTTGCTAATTGTGCAAAATATTCTGTTTGTGAGATACCTGAAGATGCAGCACCATTACCGCCAACACCGCCTTGCATCGGATCATTTCCACTGTTCACTAGACCTACTCCATTTGCTGTATCAATAACGAACTGTACAGCATTCTGTACGTCACCTGCATCTAACATCTGTGACACTACTGCTTTCAAATGAGCAGGTGCTTTAGTATTAAATGTAGAACTGATATTTTTCCATTGTTCAGAACCACCTGCTAGACGTTCAGCCGTAGCAATAGATTCTTGTGAGGCACGTTGAATTGCAGCCTGTGTTTCCTGATATGCAGCTTGAGCCAATGCTTTAGCTTGAGCAGCGTGCTCAGGTTTAAGACCTGCGGTAAGTGCATCCACATTAATTAAATTAGGGTCATTGTATTTGATTGCATTTTCAATTGCATCTTCAAAACGTACAGCGTCAATACCTGCGCCACTTGAGAAGATATTAATAGAAGTTTCAAGTACAGATTCACCTGTGAAGTTTGGAGCTTGCTGATATACTACTTCTTGAGCAGGTTGTACAGCAGGTTCTACCACTGGTTGTACAGCAGCAGGTGCAGGTGCAGCAGAGGTTACTTCAGGTGTAATTACTTCTTGAGTCATTTTAAATCTCCATTAAAATTGTTGGGCTTGTTGAACTGCTTGGATAGCAGACTCTTGCCCTGCAAGTTGTTGTGGCATACCTTGAGTCATCTGTGCCTGCTGTTGAGCCATAGCTTCTTGTTCAGCACGAGCATTAGCCTGTAGCTGTTCCTCAGTGTATGTAATATCTTTGATGTTCACGTTATTAGATGCAAAGACTTTATCTGCAATAGCATCAATATTAAAACGTTTACCAAGCTGTGCAATTGTAGGGATAATAGCGTTCAACTCAGAACAAGCAATTACTAGACCTTGGTTCTCAGATGAACGAGATAATGCCTGAATACCAGTTAAGATATTTAGTTTAATCTCCTGAGAGTCAATCGCCTCCATGATGTTTGGTTTTACTTCGTATAGTAATAAATACGCTAATGGTAAATGCATACTTTGAGATAGTTGTGAGTACACACCTCCCAAGACCTGCTCAGCTTCCTCAGCATTCTGACGGATTTCATAAGCAGTGACACGTTCACCCTCACGCATATTACCTGTATACATAAAAGCGATATTTAAACGTTGTTCAATAGCTTCAAGATCATTGCGAATCTCAGCAATCTTCTGGTACGAACCTGCCTCATAAGGCTTGATCATACTAGGGTCACCCTGAATAAACTCACCATTAGGGGCATTCGCAGCAGACTCTACATCCACAGCCCCTTGAGGGGAAACCATATGTAGAAGACGTAAAGACTCCATCTCATAAGACATAAGCTCACGAGACATATCTGATAACTTAGCAAAGTCAGCAGCATAATCCTCTACATAACCACGACCATAAGAATCACCATTAACGAGATTCCATGCGACAGGGATGAATGGGCATAGCTTATCACGATACACAGTATTAGTACCAATGTCGATACCATTAATCTCCTGTGTTACATGCCAAGACACAATACCATAAACCTCTTTACGCTTAACACGGGTATAGAGTTTAACACGGGTCTGAGACTCTGTAATCTGAAGTTTGACACGTTGATCAGGTGTAAGTTCCTCACGGTACTTATGCTCACAGATAACAATATCCATAACCTCACCAACGTTGTTACGTTTAAGGACGTAATCCTTTAATGAGAATACACGTAATGCGTTATTATAACGATACAGTAAACACTCACCAGTAATAACCAATAATCGCATTGCTTGTACAAGTTGAGCATAAGATGCATTCATGTACAATTGTTCACATGCTTGGTTTTCATATTCGATAACACTGTCTAATTTCGTTTGCTCAAACAGTTGTTTTAAATCATCACTAACGTCGATACGAAAGAACGATTGGTTAGCGGGGAATAATGTACGTGCCAACTTAGTAGCCAGTCGGTTTACTAACATTGCACCTACAGCTTGATAATCATATTCGATAGCACGGTTTTGTTGTTGTCGAAAATCTTGATCACCTTTTGGAAACACACTAGGGATAGTCCAAAAAGCATAGTCTTCAATACGTGAAAGTAGTGAAGTATCCCGATACTGATTATACAATGCCTTGAGTGAATAAGTGATCTCAGGATACTTAGCCATAATACCTCCTTACAACTGAAGACCTAGTGCCTGTGAATAAGCACCTGATTGTTTCTTCTTGCGACGGGAATCCGTACCTGTAAACCCTGTGTCTGACGTATCATCAAACTGCGCCACGTTCTGAGACTCCACTGAAGCATCCAATTTATTAGCTTCCTGTTGTTGCCGTAGTTGTGCTTCCTGTGCGCCTGCTAAGTCTTTGAGTGCATCAAGACCTAACATACTACGCACCTGATCTTCAACAGGCTTAGCAGCCTTAGAAGCGAATTTCCACATACTACCACCACGGAAAGCATTTTTAACGGATTTCTTCAGGAATGAACCTAAACCCATAACTACCTCCTAAGATGTGATCTTACGTTTAGCATTCTCATTGCACTGAATAATATGTTGGATAACCTGTCTATTACCTAATCGTCTATACAACTCATTAGGGTCTAAGGTCATAACTGTATTCTCTGAAAATACTCTATTTAAATAATCAATCTGATCATCTGTAAACTTTGGAATATTCATACGATTGAATCTCCTTTCCTATCTTATACGTCTATCTTCTAATTACTTATTTAAAATCATACACTTACGTAGCACTATTGAACAGACGTTATTCAACATGTGTAACATTGTGTAACTCGTTAAGTTATTGATAAACAAAAAAAAAAGCCCTCAAGCGGTTAGGCTCAAGGGCTTCTGATTACTTACGTTTATGTACTTTGATAAGTGCGGTTAGGATATTAACTACAAATAGTAGGATAGGTGAGAACACGACCAGTGCAATAGTACCTAGTGTCTTGATAGGCAGTAGGAACGCTTTGAACGCTTCTACCAACTCATAACCAAACAGTTTAAATTCTTGACCAAGCTCCGCTTTAGAGAAGCAACCTACCCAATCTTTAAGGAAGTCACCAAAACCCGTGAACTCATTTTTCAAGTCCCAAGCATATAATTTAACTGACATGTAAGAAAGAACAACAAGAGCGATAATAGTGAATAACATAGTAGTAATCTCCTTGATTAACAAAACATAAATTGAGCTGTGAGTACAGAGTCCAAGTCAAGATTACCTTGAGGTGGTGCTTCGTATTCTTCTGTATCGACTTCATTGAAAGTTAAGAAGTCGTTAATATCATAAGCTTTATACATATCAGCAAATGTCTTACGTAAAGCTTCATGCATAGCACCTACGTCACTAGGATGGGTAGCGAATGAGTCGTGGATAGGTAGAACCTGCCCATTGAACTCGTTAATAGTTAAGCATAGATGTGAACCGTCCATACTATGTACAAAGTTGGGTACAATACCGTTTGCTGCTGAACGAGTATCATATTGCTTAGTACCTACTTTCATAGTTACTGAGGTGACACCCATAGAACGGATGTTAAGCGTTTTGATGATAGAACCCTCTGCCCAGTTAACTACAGGAACACCCGCAGGGGTAACCCAACGCATACAATGCTCTTTATGTTTACGTACCACAGTCTGTAAGAACTTCATCATCTTAGCAGATTCAGGTACAGTTTCTTCAACACCTTTACGTAAAGCTTTCCCTACAGGTGTAGCAAGTGCAGTCATACTATATACAACTTTACCTGCATCGTTCTTAATAGGTTCAACACCTGATTCAGATAGGGCTAAACCAATGGTATCAATACAACGTAGTAGCGTTGCACCGTACACATAAGTCATTACAGGATTCTTAGCCATAGAACGTGTGATCTCATTCACTTTCCAAAAGTGATCTACTGTCACATCGTCAATTAGCTTAGGTAACATGCTCTTAGCAACTTCAGCAACCCGCATGTAAATGTCAGACTTTTTATTGTCTTTGTTATCTACAAGGTTTGTGTAATAACTACCTACGGGGTCACGAGTGAGTGCAGACAGGTGCTGTAAGCCTGAGCATGTAGCATCCATAGCGACAGGTACGTGACATACATAAAGTTCGGGATTAGGCAGTGCGAGTGCTTCTTGTAAGGCGATAGCAGCTTGCAATAATGTAAATGCTGTGTCAGGTTCAGGGGCATCAACATCAAGGGGGTTATTGATAAAATCTTCAATTTGCGACCAGTTCTCATCTGTCCAAGCTACCTTTGTATCTAAGTCGTGTTTATCAAAACCACAACAGTTAGCGACATGCGCCTTTAACCAACGCAGTCCATCTTTACCTAACACTTTACCCTCAGCGAACTCTAAGCAGCCTTTAACTGCATCAGATGATTGCGGGTTAAGATTAGAACGGAAGTATAAACGACCACGCCAGTCAATGAATGTCGGGAAGTATAAGCGTGATTCCTCTTGATATTTCACAAGTTCATTGATACGTGACAGGATACCCATGTGACGACCTTTACGTTTAGCCTCATTAGTGTAGTAAGTAGCCATTTGAGTTTTCCAAAATTGGAATTGTTCAAGCTCGGCTTGTGTAGCTGCATCCTTTTCCCAACCTTGCGGTAATGGGAACTCAGGTTTAGGTGTTTCAACGAAACTAGGTAATCCAAGGATACCCACACGCATAGCCGTAGCAGTACGTAGAATCGTCAATACACGCTGATTCACACGGTAAGGTACAGACTGTGCTTTGTTCATTGCAGTACGTACAGGGAGCGATTGCTCGCTGTTTAAGTTCTGAATAATCCATTTCTTATGTTCAGGTTTAATGAAACGGATACCACACATAGGAGAGTGTAAACGAAACCACTCTGTCATATAACCCCCGTCGTATTGTCCAGTCCAATCCATTGGCGGTACTAACATAGGTGGATATTTAACTACAGCCTTAGCAGCACTCTGTACTTCTCCAAAGTGTTTCTCTAAAGTCTCGCTTGGCACAAGGTAATACATAGAATCTGTAGTGCCACGGTTAGCTACCCACTTGAATAAACCCGTACTTTCATAAAGACAAGTCAATAGTAAACGGGCAGTACCTATACGTTCCTCTACAGTCCATTGTTCCCAGTTAAGACCCATGTTCTGTGCGCCTTTAAGGAATGTACGGTAGCGGTGTGTAGTGGATTTAGTACCTGCTGAATCAAGATACTCTACTGTACGATTTGTATAAACATCAGATACTTGCTCCATACATACCAACATAGATTCAGATTCAATAATCCGACCTAGTTGACGTAAGAAGCTCTGCATTACTATAGGTTCAGGGTTAGCACAGCCATTGATAACCTCGCGGATACCCGCCATAACTAATACTTCAGGCTTTGCAATCTTTAATAACTTCTTATACTTACCACCAATACCTGATAGTGGTTTAGCTAAGAATGATTCAAAGTCTTCCATAGAAGCTTGGAATGCTTTAGCAAGTAACAAGCGCCCTGAACCAACGTCAGAAGCTCGTCCTTGTTTGAAAGCATCCATGATCTGTTGTTGGCCTGCAACTAAACTTGCTGTTGAGTATTCTTCTTCCAAATCAATCTGACGTTGTAGTAAATCCATACGATTAGATAACCTCTTGCTTAATTAAGTTTTCAATGTGGGTACGTAGCTTAGACTCAAGCTCATCAATAGTACCAGTGTTCGTGAACATAGCATCATAAGATTCATTAAGACCTAGCTGCATCTCTGTAGCGAGTACCTCAGAAGCATGTACACTACCGACCCCTACAGGGTGACGGGTGATTAGAATATTGTAATCTACAACCTCCCCATCAAACCGTACATCAGGTACGATCAGATTAGCTGTAGACTTCGTAATTCGATCAGACCATACGGTACTACGTGCAGCTCGTCCAACCTCTGTACCGAGCAACTGTTGGTATTTACGAGGGGATAGGTAATTCCAAAATCCTAAGTGTTCAAAGAACAACTCAGATGCTTTATCCATTTCAGCTTCAGTAAGTCGGCACTTACGTAACGCTTTAAATGAGGCTTCAATCATGGTATCTTGATCTACCTTAACAGGTACTTCCTTAACATCACGATCATCGAATGTAGCACCGAAGACCTCACGAGCTGCATCTTTAAGAGGCTTAGCAAAGCGATCAATCTTGTATGCTTTACCATTATCTGTAAGAATCTTTTGAATCAATAATGCTGCTGTGTCCTTACCTGCACCTGCTAAACCAATTAAACCGATTTTCATAATTAAGCTCCTAAGAATTGATCTTTCATGTGTTGAAGTGATACAGGCTTAACCAAACCAAAACCATCATTACATTCATATAGCATAACACAACCTCGGAAGTGATGATTACCTTGTACGCCTTTATAGTCTTCCATGTGTTCATAACATGCACCAATGATAACACCAATCTGCGCTCGACCACTTAGGGGTAGATAGCGGATACAATGATCAAGTGTTTGTTGATGCCCCATTACGAAAGACTCACCCACGTTCTTCAGTCGAGTTAAGATCGTACCACCTAGCGGTTTACCCGTCATACCGTTCTGTACAAAGTGTACGAAGTTGATACCACAGATAGTGGCGGGTGTTAAGAACGGAAAGACTTCCCAACCGTGTTTAGCAAAGGCTAATTGATCTGTACCCATGAAACCCTCAAGCTCAGGATTATCATTAACGTAACGATCAATACGATGCTCATGATTACCTAACGTCGCAACCTTACGTGGTTTATAACCTTTGACCTTAGCAATATAAGATTCGATGATCTCGATACCTTTATCACCCGCCTCAATATCTTCTACAACACGACGACCCTCAGCCTTTAACTGACCCTTATCATAACTTGATAATGAAGCCATATCATAGTGATCACCGATATGCACAATAATGTCAGGTTTCTTGTATGCGATATAAGACCCAATCCAATGCATATAATCGAGGTCAATACCTTGCTTACACTGTGTATCACCAATCACGAATATAGTTGGTTTACGATCTGCAAGTACAACACTACGTTCAAATTGAGGTGCAAGTTTCTGAATGTTATCTCGGATAGTGCGATCTGAGATTTCATTATTAAATTCACGAGAGATTTCAGCAGCAGTCATACCTTGCATGTGTAGACGTAGTGCAGTTTGTTTCCACGGTTTCAGTTTATTGAAGTGGGCTTGTGACATTAAGAGTTCTCCTGTACTACGAATCGGTTAGCGGTATATGTGCGTTCTGCACCTGAATCATCAACTAGATTTACATAGTCCCGTCCATGATCGTGCATGGTACTGAGGGCTGTATAAGTTTTAAATGTTGTAAGATATGTGCCTTGATACTGCCCTGCATAGGCACATGTAATCTTATCGTTTACTTGCATTATCTTTTACCTTTTGTTTAGCTTTGTTTGCAGCGTAAGCTTTACGACGTTTCAATGACGCAGCAGCTTTCTTTTGCTCATCAGTTTTGTGCTCAGGGTACATCATACCAGTACCATACTTCTCAGCGTTCTTCCAGTATGTAACTAAACCCTCAACGAATGGGACAATATCCTCATACGCCATAGACTTAGCACCCCACGCCCCTGCTGCATTGGCTACCTTACCCTCAGCAGCATTACAGGAACGATGAAGTACACCACGAATCTCACCTGTCTTATGATCATGATCGGCTACGTAGTCTGAAGATCGACCTGCAACCTTAGTGTTAATCATACGACAGCAGATAGGACACTTCCCGCCTTGCTTGGCTAGGATGGACATAGTGACAGCTAATAACTGACTACGTGGGATACGTTGTAAAGGTTTAGACATAACTTACGATCTCCGTACCAAGGTAATCGTTAACCTTACGACGCTTCTCAATCTCAGACCAATCAAGATCGGGAAGCATAGTACGGAAGCGTTCAATACGTTGGGTGAGACGTTCAGCATGACCTAGACCATCACGGAATGGGTTAATACTTACGAGCTTAGTTTCAGGGTCATAGTAATCATTCTCAAGCTCACCTGCTTCGTTGATATACCATTGGTTGATGTTTAAATCAAACACTTCAATCAAGGCATACCAGTCAGCTACTTTGCAAGAATCATACATGATGATATTCACATCATCTTTACGCCAATCTGCTACATAACCCTCGTTGTTACAGTATTCGTCATGGTGTTGGTTACGGAAACCTAAATACTCGATCTCCTTATCAGTGTGGAAGAAGTCCTCACGTTCACCAAATATAACTAAATCATAATCATTGGATGTACCACCAAGAGCAGCAGCACGTAACGCACCACCTACCAACGTAGCTTCAATACCAACCAATTTAAGTTGATCAATAACGTGCTGTACAGCTTCAGGAATATTATATTTCATTTAGGTCACCCTCATAATCATCAGCTTCCATTTTCCATTTACGGTCATGGTAGCATTCGTTTAAGAAATTTAAGTTACTATCAGTTAGGTCATGTTCCATAAAGAACTTTAATGAGTTATCTTGTGCATTACGCAATAACCACATAGCTTCAGCTTCAGGGATAATGTTTTGATCAATCTTCTTGTAAGCTTCAATAACGAAGTTCACAGCTTCATGTTTATCCTTGATAGGGTCTAGGGCTTCATAAGCACCTGCCTCACCGCACGCTTTACCATTGAGCTTTATAATACCTTTGACGTTATCAGCAGTATCACCCATGAGCATCTGAGATAAGAAGAACTTAGTACCTTTACCGATCATCTTAGATGCAGGTTTAAGACTTGGTGTTAACCAGTGCTTACGATCAATCCAACCAAACGTATCACCATCAGGTAGCACTATATGTTTACCATCATCCATACTGTATGACTTATAAGGACTCAAGTTTAAATCCTTATCCGCACTCAGTAGGATTCCATTAGTCATGCGGTAATGGTCGATCATCAAAGCATCGTCGGCTTCAATCTGATAGTTCAGGATGATCTCAATATCATCATTGTTAGCGAACCAGTCTATAGCACGTTCAGAACGCAACACAGCGACCAGTGGTGGCTTTTTATTGTTACTGCGCTGTAGTTGGTAAGGCTTAACACCTAACAGCAAATGACGACCATTCTTGAAGCATCCACGAGGGGTTAAATGTACTCGTGCTTTCTCACAACCTGCTAGGAACATAGCTTCATAAATACTACGTTCAAAGTGACGTAAGGCGGTCTCAGGTTTGGCTTTACCCGCAGCAGCTTCGTAAGCATTCCCATCACCATCCAGTAATAGAACACTACCTGCCGTTGAGGTTTTGTATGTATCCTGAGATTGTAACGCCTTAGCATCTAAACCAAATTGACTTAGATCAAACGTCATATTTTGTGTACTCCTGTTCTACATATTCCAGTGTAGCTTTAGCCCGTAGGTACTGGTCATAAAAACAGTGGTGATCAAAGAAATAATCAGGACGTTTACCTATACCCGATGACGACCATGTACTGTAGGATTTAATGGTAATACGGGTAGACATATCCGACGAGAGCAGACTATTAACCATGTTACGCATCCAACCCCACGATTGGGAGTGAATTATAATGGTAGCTGTCTCATCAGGGTTAGCAGCTAGAAACTCACCAACCTTGAATATCATACGGGTAGTACGCCCAGTAGCACGTTTAGTATCAGTCATTTAAGTCTCCTATGATTCATTCAGAGAAACAATCACAAATGATCGCTTCTGTGAATGAACCCCGTAGGGTTCACTCGGTCACATTAGAGGTCAGGAACATCCAATGCAACTTCATTTTCAGATTCAGGTTCTTCAACAACCTCAGCCTTAACAGCTTCCTGTTTAGCTTGTGTATCAGCAGCCTCAGCTTCATCAGCGTCAAGAGGTGGCATAACACCTCCTGATAATAACTGCTCTAGGCTTGAACCTGCAAAGTTCAGAGCGGATAAGCATTTCTCTTGGATGAAGTTTTTAGACTTCTTACCAGTTACTTTACCATCAGCATCCTTAACTTCATACTCACCTTTAATTTCAATACTATCCCACATAGCTTGATACTGTTCGCTAGTAACCGATGGTGGTTTATTCCATAAGAAGACTTTAACATCTTCAGGTTTAACTACGCCCATAGGTACTACTTCATCAGCAGCATTACAGTATGTGGTATATGGTTTACGTGTTGCAGCATCCACAGCGGGTTGTAAGTTACGGAAGTCAATTTCGTTCTGATCTTTACCAGTCTTCTTATTCTTACCGATCTTAATTTCCACTGTGTATAATGTACCTAACTTCTGAATGAAGTGTGTACCTTTAGGTGCAATGTTAATCGCATTGAAGTACGCAACAGCACGGGCTTTCTCATTCGTACTCAACTTACAATCGAATGCGTTGATTGTAGGGCAGAAACCATCTTGCACATAATCTTCAAGCTCACCCTCTTTGTTAGTACCTACGCCACCTACAACGTGGAAGCCTAAACGGAACTCAGGTAGCGGGTCTTTAGCTTTACCCTCAAAAGTTTGTGGTTGGTTACCATACTCAATGTATGAACTGAATACTACAAAAGCTACACCTGCGGGTAATAAACCACGTTTAGCACCACCACCTGATGAAACATCAGTCATGTCGTCAAGAGTAGTTACGTCGATACCGTGTGCAAGGTCTAAGAAGTTGATAGCTGATTGAGTCATGAAATAATCTCCGATATAAATTTAAGAATTGAGTTGTGAGTACAGGTTAAACTACAGTGTGGTTACGAGACTCACCACGCTGTTTAGTAGGTTTGATGTGTGGTAGTAGGTAATTCCAAGCATTACCTATACCATTGAAACGTTCTTTACTAATTACGATCTTAACAAAGGTACGCAACTGAACGTCATTAGTGTGGTTGAAGACTGGTCGATGTACACAATCTTTTAATTCGTACAACATAGCAGGTTCAGTGTACTGTATATTCCCGTAATCTACTTGGGCATCAAACTGCTCTAATGATTGTTCATGATCAGGGCTAACCTCAAAGCCACCCAATGCAATTTGAGTAGGTAACTTATCGAACCAAATAAATGATTGATCATCACTTAGGAAACCATCCACATGCCAACCTGCTCGATTACCGCATGTGTTAGGTTGTAGGTGTTTACGACTAACTGTGACATAAATGTAATCATCCGTGTCTACCTTATCCAGTATCAAAGATAACAGTGGGATAACTATATCCTGTAAGTTCTCAGGTACTCGTAATGCACCCTCAAATGCAAGAGGGTCACGAACACACATGTAAGTGAAGTTACAGAACTCTAAGTTACTGACAGCAGGTAACGGGCAGAATATACCCTGTGGCATAGTGGATGCAATATGCATTAAATATCCTCTTTGTTCATCATGTTAACCCCACATTCAGCAGCAGCAGGGAATGGTGTTAAGTGATAGTTCCAATCTTTAAGTGCAGGGATAACTTCAGCAAGGTACTTAGGAGTAGCCTCCATAATATCCCTTACCAACGCCCCGTATTCTTTAGCAAGTGCTTCCGTTGCACAATCCAAGTAGATTGCATCGTGTACGGTATTGATCGGCACGACCAATCCATCTGCAAAATCTCGTTTAATGAGTTCACGGATGACTCGCCCACAAGCAGCTTGAACAATAAAGGATGCTTCACCTTGACACCAGTAGTTTGCAATCTGTGTGTCTTTGTAGTCTTTGACGGTAATACGAAGCTCTTTATCCCATTTATCATATTGACGGAATGAGTAGCAAGTACCTGACTTCGCTTGAAAGTAACCCCGACGATACACATTATAACGACCACTTTCTTCATCAAACTCACGAATGGGTTGTGCAGCATTTCCTGTTTCCTCTACCATCGGTCGTACAAACTTAGCAGGGAATGCGTTAGATTCAGGGAACAATTCAAACTCAATGTTCTTGAACTCTTGTGCATCCTCTAAGGTACAACCTGTACTAAATGCGATACCCTCAGCAGATGCACCATATTGGTGAGCAAAGGCACGAGGTTTAATATCTGTACGCCATTGCTTGTATTGCTTATGCTCAGGGTGTTCTTTGTTGTGGCATTTCTCGAATACACTTTCATAGTCTTCACCAAGCTTTGCAGCTAGACGATAACAGTGCATGTCGATACCCTCAATCAGCATCCGCATCAAGTTCTTATCACCTGAGATACTGGCTAGGGCTACAACTTCAAGAGCAGAATAATCGACCTCAACGATACGTCCATTAACACCAAAGCGTGAGCTAAACATCTCCTTAACTTTAGATGTACCATCACGAGGAATATTCTGCATGTTAGGCTTACTACCTGACAAGCGACCTGTAATAGTTGCACAGTTGTTAAGTTGATGATGAATGATACCGTTAGGCTCTACGAATTGAAGCATACCCGACTCTTTACCTTTGTCATCAACGACAAGGTAATAAGTAGTGGTGTCTTTGATAAGTGCAGCTAAGTTCTTCAATGGCTTTGCAACATCCGTATGAGCTGCAAGTACATCGAGACTATCCTTACCTGTACTGTAGATTGGCGTACCATCTACAAGCTCTCGTTTACCACGGAACTCAGCACGCTTACCTACATAAGCTTCAGACACAATCTTAGGTAGTGTATCGAAATCAAGTAAACCTTTGAAGCGGTATTGTTTATCACCCCACTTCAGAAGTTCCTCAGCAGTCTCTACTTTAACTATCTTTAACTGCCCTGCATTCTTACCACGTAGAAAGCGTAAAGCCTCACCATACACAAGCTCATACTGTACAAGTATAGATTCATCATCAGTGACAGGTACAAACTTATCACCAAATTGATAGCAGTCTTTCTTCACATACTTGATAGGGTCATAACTTACTTTCGCTTTGTACTGAATCGTACCTCCGAACAAGAATGCCGACAAGTGGTATGCGGATGTGAATGAGAACTCAAAGTCGTCAGGAAGATCAGCAGGTAACATATCCAAGATGGACGCTTTAATATTTTCAATTTCAATTTCCTGAGCTTGTTGGTTACGCTTAGCTACTTCCATATCCACATATAAGCCGTGGTAACTAGCAATAGCGTTAAACAGTAGTGAGTTCATACGTTCCATGAACATATCCCACATACCGTGTTTACGTAACAAAGCTACTTGACTGAAGCATACACGACGAGTATTCGCTACGTCACCAAGTTTAGGGTCTGCTAAGTATTTCATCAGTAGAGCTTTGTCAATGTCAGCAGTTAATACACCTTGTTCCCAAAGTAATTTAACTTCATCAATCTTCTTAGAACCACCATACTTAATAGCACAGTCTTCAAGCTTAGGATACATCTCAAGTTGATGGGTTAACATATACTCTGCATATTGTGTACAGAATACCTTACCACCTTTCTTAATCCAATCTAAGAATTGAGTAGGATAAGTTCGTAACATCCATTGGATTTCAAACGTAGCGTTATGTGCTACATACATCTTACAATCTTGTAACTTGTCAATCCATTTATGTGACTTAGCTTCTTCATCACTATCAAAGTAATGTGCTTGTATGTCACCCCCATCAATACAATATCCAGTAGCTACAATATAGTTATCAGGACAATGTGGTGATGCTATTGAACCGTACCAAGGATGGTTTTGGTTTTCATAGTCATGGATAAAGAAATTATGTTTAAACATACAGTTTCCTTATGTGGATTCTATCTATCTTATACGTCTATCTTCTAATATTCGTGTTTGAAATCATATACTTATAAAACCTCAAACACGTTATTTTCAGACTGTTAGTTACATAACTTTACATTATGGACACGTTACCTTATGAAACTAATCACTAGGACGTATGATATAATCAGGCTTACCTATATCTATAGTAGCAGTACGTTTGTTAAGTTTAACAATGCTACCTGCTACAAGTATATTCCGTGTTGAACCATAACGCTCATGCACCACACACACCACAGAATCACCCTCATTTACCTCATTACCAAAAGCATCCACATTAAGCATCAGGAGTCTCCTTATCTTCACGTACTCGTACAACCTTTGGTAGACGTAATGCCTTACCAGTTGAGCTATACTGCAATGCTTTGAGTTCCCAAATCTTACCTACAGGGTTACGCATTTCTTCGTTAAGCGTACCGCTATACACCTTGCAATCCCAACCCTCACCACGATCCTCTTGGTAAGCGAGTGTTAGTAGATCACGACGTTCATCTGTCCAACCCTTACCAAGATCAGCATTGAACTCATTACCGTGCATGGTGAAGCGTAGAGCAGCAATTTGACCTGCTCGTTTACCCTTACCATAGACAACACCTACACATAGAAGATCAAGAGGAGGGATACCACGTACAATCTTCATTGCACGATAACCTTTATGACCTGCTTCCCAATCTGCATTAGGGTCTTTAAAGACAGCACCCTCATGCCCACGTTTAATTAAGTCTTCAGCGTAAGCATCAGCCTGTTCACGATCATAGATCAGTGTAGACTTCACCGTGTACCCAACGATAGCTGCATTCTGCAAACGGTTTTCTAAGTTTGAGTAACGGTTACGATAGGATGTATCGCTGTGACCGTCTAACAGCTCATCTACCGTTAAGTAATCATGGAATGCTATGTAACCTAGTTCACCGATCTTATGCGTCCCTACGTCATCCCACGGCTTCTTACGGTTAGGTGATACATAACCACTAAGCACCTCTAAAGATAACTCATTAGTACATAGTTCCCCGATATACACACCATCAGCAAGATTGCAAAGCTGACCATCCATAAAACCGTTGAGGTTCTCCATGTAGAGAGGTTTGCCCACACGACTAAACAACTGAAGTTCAGAGCCAATGCACACAAGTAAACAATAAATGCCGTCATATTTAAGCTGTCCGATCAGTGGGTATTTGATGTTCTTTTCATTAACTTCATCAAAATGTTTGACAAGTTGTACAGGGTTCTTGCGATTAGCCAAGTAATCAGCGACAAATGCTAAGTCCATATTAAGACCCCAATAGGTTTGATTTCAAAGGTTTAGCATACATACCAAATGGTTTGAGTAATGCTTCCAATACCTCTTGAGCTTCTTGAGGGTCAGTCCAATACATAGTACCACAGAGTCCCAATTGTTTAAGAGGTGCTTTGTACACTTCACGTTTATTAAAAGATACCCCGTAACCGATACCTTTCTCATCAAAGAGAACTGCACGCATACTACCTTTAGGTACTTCAATACCATTCACTTCCATTAACTCACGCTTCTTACGGAACTGTGTAGTTTGAATGAATTGGATACTAACACCTTTCGGGTTATCGATCTTGTGCCAAACATCATCGAAGAAGTATTCAAGTTCAACACCGTCAGCTAAATACTTAAACACTTGATCATCTGTGAGTACGTTCGGTTGAGGCTTCACACGCTCTACAATAGAGAATGTACTCATGCAGAACCAACCACTACCTTGACCCTGTAAACGTACAGCAGCACCATCAGGACGCACACCAATGACTGTGAACTCCGCACCTACTCGTAACCCAGTACCACTGATACGTACTACTTTATCGCCTACTTTAACTTCAGATTTAGTTAATGTACCCATGTGATTACCCTCTTTAATTTTAACGAAACGATCTTTCTTGTACCAGTTAGTGCAACCGTGTTTACCTTGGACTTGGATTACTGTATTACGTACATCAAGGACACGATATACATGCCCCTCACGTAGCGTCCAAATACCAAAGTTATTAATACATTTTACATCATCACCTGTTTTCATGAGTTAGTCACCGCATCCCAATTATTTGTTTCAGGTTCGAAGAATGTCATAACTTGGTTACCACCTTTACAACCACTCTTTGCTAATTTGTTTTTAGGTGTACCTAATCCACGCATCAATTCATTATCAGGTACAGGGTTAGCATAAGCACCGATCCACAATGCTAAATCCAATGTGGTTTGAATACCTGTCTTACTGTTCTGTAATGCTGACACTGGTGGGTACAGGTTATCAAAACCCTCGGCACTGATCTGTGCTGTACCTACATGAATGAAGTCCATCATTGCAGCAAGCATACGCATATCATTCCAAACTTCTTCAAGCTGTGTAATATCGTTAGCTCCACCACCGCCACCATTAGCACGGATACGTCCAGTCATATCAGTAATGACTAAGAACGGATCATGTGCCTCAATGATCTTAGCTACCTGCGCTACAGACTTACCGTGGATGTTCTTCAATCGAATAGCATCACGACGACCTACAGCATCAATGAAGTCTGAAGTAATTGTACCTGCCTTACGACGTTCATACATTTCCTTACGGGTTACTTTCAATGCTGTCTGATATACACGCGGTGTGATTACTTCAGCCGTACCCTCATTCACAAGGTATAATACAGGTCTAAAGCGATTCTTCTCTTGCAATCGCTGTGACCACTTCTCAGGGTCTTCAAGATCAATCGTCCATTGCTTCATGAAGTTACGACGTTGAATAGCAAACGATACAGCAAGGTTAACTAAGAACGAAGTCTTACCTTTATCTGTAGGTGCTGCTACGCCTACGTTATTACCCTCATTGATACCTTTGATACAGGTATATAGTTCTTCAGGTAAGAAGTCCAATACATATCCTGAGTCATCAGCATCAGCGTCAATAAGCTCACCTACGTCGGTATCACACCATGATGCATGTTGTACATCTAATGCAACTTCCGAGGCTTGTACGAGCTTACGCATCTCATGGATGATGTCAATTTCCTCACCATCATTATAGCGCTTGACTAACATCTCAGCCTCACCTGATAGACGACGTTCTTCCAAAGCGTTTAATGTTGTGGCACGGACTGCATCATCCAATGGCTCACGTAACTGCTTGAGTAATCGGTCAGTCAGCTTTAGCTGTTCCTGAGATTGATTACCTTTCAAACGAATGAAGCTACTCAAGGTGTCTACATCAACACGCTCATGATCTTCATAATGCTTGTAATACAGTTTGAACCAAGCAAGGAATGCACGAGTAGTTAAGTCATACATTTCTTGTGGGATGGATGCAAATGCCGATTGATAAGACTTACGCTCCATCATACATCGGAGTAGGTTTAAGTCTGACATTTTTATAACCCCTGTAGTAGACCTGCTAATTGATTTGGTGTTACTTGTGTGTGTGGAAACACAAGATAGGTATGTAGGTGGTAAGTCTTTGTATTTAACCAAACAGTTACACGTTTACCAAGCTGCCCACATTTATCTCCCGTAGCATCACTGAAGTTTGTTGATCGAAGTAGGGATACACTGATTAAGTTCCGCATGTGTTTTAGGTAGTACGAATACAGCACGCATATTAATTCTCCAAGAATTTGAATGTTTCAATTAATGCTTCAGGTGACATATCCTTTGGGTCTAACCCGTCGGGAATATATGCACTAGAGCAAGGGATACCAAAAAGCTCACAACGACTATTAATAAGCCGACGTGCTTTCCACCCTGCGGAATCTCCGTCGGTGGCAGTAACGGCTTGTCGTTCGAGTAAGAACTGTACTGTTTCATTTGGAAATTTAGTTCCTAATAAGCACATAGTCGAGTAACCAGTATAGTATCTGATCTTCTGTGCAGAGAATAAATCCTCAGTTAATATTACAGGTTCTCGTGTACAGTATGGATTTTTACCTTGCAAGTACACGAAACCCTCCCGATCAGGGTTATCATAAATCAGCCATTTAGCAGGTGACAACCCTGTACAGTCTCTACCAATATCCACACCTTTAAAGCGGAACACTAGACGATCATCCTTTGTATTATACATTGGACTAAGATCATTGATAGTGACTGTACTCATACCCTTATCATGTAACAGCTTGACCAACGTCTTGAATTTGAACAAGTGTTTATCATGTAACTGCTCCAAAGTAATCAGACAATCCTTATCAAGATATCGCCTGTATATTGGTTGGGTTACATCTACACGTTCGACAAACTGTTTACGTACCTTGGCTGAGGTATGACACCGATGACAGTAAGCACTCCATGAGTCCTCATTGTTCCATACATCTAGTGCCTTAGTTAACTCGGCCCCATGATAATGTCTGCGCTTCTGACCTACTGGAACTTTCTTGGCTAGGTCTAACCATTCGCTATGGTGCATCTCCAATTAGCTCCATTGCTTCCTTACGCTTAACCGTCTTAGCGTACTTAACCACGCTGTATGCTCCGAATACCCATGCAACCTTGTTGCTTCCTATATACAACCACGCCTTACGTCGGTAATCTTTACAGCGTAGCATCTTCAACTCATCTTCATCATTAGAGCAGAATTGTACACCTACCTCTTTCAAGCTATCCACACAGCGACGGTAATGCTGTATGGACTTAATCTTGATCTTGTAAGACCTACCCATTAGTAGAACTGCTTACGCTTATCCTGACGCTTAGAGCGACGATCTTGCTGACGTTCCATATCAGCCTCACGACGTTCTAACTGCAAGAGTTTGCGTTCTTCTTGAGGTGTAAGTCCCTTAACAATTTCTTTACGCTTAGCCACGGTACAGCTCCTTATTTGATGTGGTTAATGAATGCAACAGCTACCTTACGCACTACAGCATAAGCACTGATAAACTTCTCAGCGAACCAATTAATAATTGGATTATAAGCTGTAGGTTTAATCCATTTGTACGGCTGTACGTTAATGGTCTTAGGTACATAACCCTTATTTACAACGTCGAGTACAGCCTGACCATCCTGTGAGTAAGTCCCACCACATAGATCACGACGGATTTGACGAGTCTGTTTGATGTGGCGATAACCACGACTAACTAACCATTCAGAGTGTTCTTCAGTGTGATACACCTTTAGGGATAAACCACCATCACTATGGAACAGTACAGCCTCTACATATTTGTAGTTAGGTTTATAGTATGGTGTATACCCTAAGCGTTGAGCTTCATCAACTACAGCACGGACTTGTTGAGGTGAGTGTGTCTTAATAAAAGCGTTTAGATGTTGCATGTAATTCCCCTTAGAATGGACGGATTTGATGTGGAAAGAAAGGATAAACATAACGTCGCCCATTACTAGATTCAAACGCTACATGAATGAACGAGGGTGTGACTTGATCAACATGACCAATCATGTCGCCTTTGATACCCTCTTTGATATCAGCCTGTGTGGGCTTGGTTACGATGACTCGCATACCCATACTAAACATATCAGATTTGTTTTGCTTTACGGACACGTTGACTTCCTTTGTAGTTGTTAAGGATAGCTTCAGGAGACTTAACACAATCCTGAGCCAAGTTAAGCAGTACACCAACAGAGGTGTAAATGTAAGTACCATCGTTTACAATAACCTCACCACGTTGCCCTGATAGCTCGTCTACTACACGCATTGCACCTAACCAGTGTAATACAGCAGTACCATTTAAACCCATCATAGCGAGGCGTGTGTTAGCATCAGGGAACAACGTAGCACCATTACCTTTAAGCTTACCAATACATACAGGTACTTCAGGTGGTTGGTTGTGCATGTTATCAAGTTGACAGTAAGTTAACTGTTGTTCTAAACCGAATGCAATAGCACGAGCAACCTGCTCTACCTTATGGTTATACACGAAACCGATACGAGGTTTTAAGTTATCAAAGCGACCACGTTGGTAAGACTTCTGAGCTTTGAAGTTCCAACCTTTACGTTCAGGGCGACCTACGATACCTGCTACTTCGAATTGTTGTTTAAGTTTAGTCATGATAGAACTCCTTACGTTCTGTGATTAAATACTAACAGCACCTCATCGAAGTGCTGCTATATTTAAGCCTTAGAACTTAGATTGATATGCACTGTACTGCATGAACAATGATAATTGGTGACGGGTAACACCTACAGTTACATTACCCATGTTAAGTGTTAAGCGACCGATACGGATAGAGTTAGACATAATAGTCTCCTTATGATTGAACAGTTGAAGAAATAGGGTTAGCACATACAGCAATGATAGCTTTGACTTCATCAGGAGTCATGCGAGTATCATTGCTAGTAGGGCGTTTAATTTCAGAGTAAGGTGCAATTAACTGCAACGTTGACATAGTAGCCAAACCTTTAAGCTGACGATGTGTAGCGTTAACATCAGACTCAAAGTACACAGCGTCACCTAAGTCATGCACAGAACGTAAGCCATGCACAAACATAGCACTCATACCACGGTAGATACTATCTTGAACAGTAGCACCACCTTTTACAATATTACCATACACGACCATGTTTAATGCTCTCCCGTAGGTTGTTTATGAAAGTACCATTCGTTTTAGGATACACATACAGTTCCTTTAATGGTTCAGGGATGGGTTCGTAGTGCTCAGGCTCAGAGTTCCATATTGGGTCAGTGATAAAGTATTGACATATACCCTCATCGTTGACCTTACCTAGAACATTATCGGGTTTCAAATCCATATCGCCAAACGGGAAGTATACATCCTTAACGTCATCACGGAACTCAGCATACCAATCGTCCATATAAACAGCACTATCATTACAGTTGTAAGGTAGTAAGTCCAATTCAGCGTAAGCACAATCACGGGTTTCCCAATGACCTTGCTTCGAGTTATAACTGATCACCTTGATACGCCCTAAACTATGCACAGTAGGACACCATTCGTAATCAATAGTCTTGTTTGCACACAAACGTAGGTACTGATAACAGGTACTATCTTCACGGTAGTTACGGAATAATTTGATAGCTCGATCAGTACGATTAGGATGTTTGAAGACACTTGAGAAACAACCTGAACCAAGGTATTCCATAGCTACTTCATCTTCTTCCCAGTAGTAACCCAAACCATTAGTATAGGGTGTGAAACCTTTAAGAACCTCAGCTACTAGCGGAAGTAATTCAGTACTGCCAAATTCAGGTGATACTAGAAACTTCGTAGATTTACGAGACAAAGGGCTATCAACTTTAAGAGTTGTATATGTATTCAAAGATGGATGTAACACTTTCATAAGTCACCTACATTTATTAAATGCGAAATATAATTGTGAGTACAGACTCACGACCTAAGCAACATGCTTAACGGCTACATCCCTTAGAATGTAGCTATAAACATACTACCAAAGACAACGACAAGAGGTATAAACTTTCTTACAGTTAGGGCAACGTATTAGGCTACCTAATATTGGTTGATATGGTTTCATAAGTGATGTTCCTCTTTACTGGCTTCATGGTCACACAGCCAAGCTACAGCACCAATCGAATAGTATGCAGCAGTGTACAGTGTAATCTTTGTTAAACGGGTTATAGCTTCACGCATGGGAAACCTCCATTATGATTATATACACCAACACTGTCTACAGACGAGTTATGTACTAAGATAAACTCTTTATCACTTCGCCAAGTAAGCCAATATTTGCTACGATCTAATTTACTACGGGCTACTTTAAAAGCTTTTAATAATGCTTCACAGTGTAGTTTATTTACTACAGGTACACAGTACGCCTTACCTTTTAAGTTACGAATCTTACGGACACGTCGAGCTAATTTGGATTTAGCCATTATAATTCCTCCAAGTCATCAGACTCACAATATGGGCAGAGTGCATCACACTCAGAACAACAGATATGGAATAGTTCAGAATGTGGAGATTCCTCACCACAGTCATTACATAGGTACACAGGTTCGTGGATGATCTCACCATCCTCATGGAAACGATCAAACACTTAACTTCACCGAGTCACGTAGTTCAATATTCCAAAACTTATGGACTACAGCAGGTGGGGCATTTATTACGTCACCTACATCTAGCAGGTTACCTGTGCTCAGGATAGTAATGTTATGCCCTTTCAATAGACCTAAAGTACCGTACTTCTTATGACGTACAAATACAGCCGTTTCACTAGGTGGTGCTAACTGCACAATGATTGGTTTACGTGTTAGATGTTCATACAACTCTTGTTTAATACGCTCAACATTAGCCTTAGCTTTACGCACTAACTCTTGGTAGAACTTTAATTGCGTGATGTCTGCACCTACCCAAAAGCCCATTTGCTTTTGGAATACAGACACGTCAGACTCCGCACTTTTCAAATGGGCTTCCAACACACGTTGTTTACTTTCCCATGCACCTACAGGGTCGGTTACATGCTTAGGTACAGCAGTTAACAACGGACATACTGTAGGCTTTGCAAGTGCATCCAGTTGAACACGTACAGCCTTATCGTTACGTTGTACTTGATCAATCAAACCATTATACTTGCGGTCTAAAGCAGCCACCTTATCCAATGCACCGTCTACATCGGTTTCAAGATCAGCTACACGTGCTTTTAAGTTGTTAAGGTCAGCAGTTTTAACGATAGATAAACCAAACATATTATTTCTCACTTATTAAAGGAATTTTGCACAGTAGAATCCAAGCCAGTAACCCACTTGGAATATAATAATTACAGGTATGACGTAAGGCATTTAACGCTCCAAGTGAATGAAGTATTCGGGATTGAAGTAACCACCTGACCACACATAGTTATAACGTCCAATTAATTGACCGATACCACCGTTCACATCATTGTGAATCCATACAGCGATACAGTCTTGTTTATATTTCTCAGCAAGTGCAAACACCTGACCAATGATGTCACGGGCTGTAGCCTCAAATTGTACAACCAACGTCGCTTCAGTTCCCGACTGTACCACCTTGTACTTTACTTCACGGTTATCGTGTCCGTAATCAATACCATACGGCTGACATTGCTGATAGAACGCCTGACCGTTAGGGTTATACGCAAGATCACGTACATCTTCAATGATACGAGCGATACGATGAGGTGCATCGAGTACATCTACAAGCGTCTGTACTGTACCGTGGTTAGCCTCTTGAGCTTTATATCCACCCCAGTTCAGCGACGCAGCTAAGCCGATGTTTAAAGTTACAGTTACATTCGGATTTGTTTTAGGTACGTTTAACATACTTCACCTATTTATTTAGAAAGATATATAACAATGACACTACCCATGCACTGACACAGATAGCAAGTGCAATAGCAGTTGTGAGTACAGAAGAACACTTCAATTCAGTGTATGCCACGACATGCTTAACAAAGCGACCAGTAACACGACACTGTGCATATTCAATAACACCATTCACATCATGCTTAACACGGTAATTCTCAGTTATAGTAATCATGGCATACACCTACAGATTAAAGTTCTTCAGTTTGAGTTTCAAGTTGTTGCATCAAAGCACGTAATTGTTTAAGTGCATCACCATGCCCAGTTACTTCAGCACCTTGCTTTTGTGCTTTAGATAAACGCTTCATCATGGATGCAACCATAGCAGCAGCATCAAAGGTAATCAACAAATCAGCTTCAGGCTTGAAGTCATACCACTTGTTAGCAATAGCTTCAACCTCATTGAACTCTTTAGACTTATCCTTAGCAAACAAGCGACCTTGTTCGATAGCAGGTTTATCAGCGTCGTTAGCACGGTCAAGCATACGGACATTACCATAAGCCAAAGCCCACTCACAGAACGCAGACTTACGGCTACCTTTAGGCATAGCACCTACAAGCTTATCAAGCAAAGTTGTATCGCCATGTTCAGCGACATGCTTTAACACTGACACACCTGCCACATGGATATCAGTATCCAATTGTTTACCACGACGTTCGATAGATTCGATTGCTTTGTTGATTTCAGTTGTAGTTAATAACAGTTTCATAATACACCTATGTTAGTTGGTTGGTTGAACATTGACACAAGGTATCACCTCATGCGGTATCAGATTATCCGTTAGCTAGGAAACACCTTACGAGTGCTGTCATCATCCCATGCCTTGTTGCTAATACCTTGTGTCAGTCTTCAAGATTATATTAGTGCTAGGTCGATGTGCATAGCATTCAACCCAACCTAGCTAAATATAAACTCATTAACCTTATCATAGCTTTACGTGTTATGTATTGGAATTAACTGTGAGTACAGCCTCACAGCCTACCTATAACACTTCAACCTCAATGGCTTATCCTATTACCTACCACATTGCACACATACAAAAGTATTGTGGTCTAGGCTTCACCTATAAGGATTTAATTAGTAATCTGTTAATGAATACCCATGTATCGTCTACATGGTAGTGAGTAACCTTTCAGAGTCTTGATAGTCAACCGATTAAAGCATCACATCTCAACTACTGTCTAGCTAACTCGCTATGGTTGGCATCTTAATCATATCTGATTTTGTTGTCAACACTTTATTTCAATTTATTTTATCGCTTGGTATCAATCAACTAATGTGATCTAACTCTAGCTCAATGCCTTGATAGTGTGAACTTTAAACCTATTGATTTAAGTTGTCAACCATTCTTTTAAATAATTATTCATTATCTTGTTCGATTGATCGGAGGCTGTTTATACCACGGTACACCTTTCGAAGACCGTATAGAGTGGCTACCCGTAGGCTTGTTATCTCTATCCTATACATTTCATAGTCTTTAAACTAAGCAATCAATCTAATTAAGTTAATGAATATCTAGTAGGTCATCCCTATCTAGTACCTTGCGTTGTTTGCTTGGTATGGTTGTCATAATATACAGTTTAAAAACTATGTCAACACTCTATTTAAAGAATCTTATAATTATTACATAACTTTACAGTAATTCTATTAAGTTATTGATTTATATACTTATGCTTATGTTATCTATTGTTAATAAAGTATCAATTTATTCGTGTTTCTAATCAGATAAGTTATTGTATTCATTAAGGAAAATCAGAAGATAGACGTATAAGAATAAAGAATAAAGAGAAGACCAAAGAGTATAAATAGATAAAATAAATACTATCTATATCTATAAGTATCTCTATCTAATAACTATCTTATAGCTATCTACATCGCTATCAATAAAACTATCTGTATATCTAGGCATATACCTATGAACACATAAAAAGGCATAAGAGTTAAGACATAAAAGGCAAGCACTCTAATCTATACAAGGATATAAGAATCGAATCAATGAATAGATAAATAGTTGAATAAGTATGTTGACACTCTATCAAACTATCTATACAATGAGCGACATACCAAAGAGTATCAATGAATGATACGAGTCGAAGACTCAAAGACTCAGTATAAGATAAGGTATAAGCACTCAGATATTCCAATCCATAAGAAATGATTACGTATGAGTGCTATGGGGAAGTCGAGGGCGAGGAAGTGGGAGACACCCTCTCAGAAATATTAGACAAAATTAGCTTTTGACATTATACTCACCAATCAGATACTCCAATCACTTCCAATCATATCTCAATC